GCTTTATTATGGTATTTAGGTGGCGGTTTTAAATACGTTTGCGATGTTTATATTTCTGATACTGCTTTTGGTAGTGGATGCCGACAATTTTATGGGGTGGCAGGGCAAACAACTGATTTAACTTATACTGATTCGGTTTTAGTTTCATCATTAATAAACATTATCGGTGTTGGTTCTGATGCTTCAGACACTAATTTACAAGTATTTCACAATGACGGAACAGGAACGGCAACAAAGATTGATTTAGGAGTTAATTTTCCAGCAAATAGAACGGCAGGAGCAGCTTTAACTACGGTTTACTCTATTGAATTATACAATGATTCAGCAAGTACAGAAGTTAAATATTGCGTTAGAAACAAAGAAACAGGGGCTATTGCAATGGGTACAATTGCCACAAATTTACCTTTACATACTCAAGGCTTAAATTTCTTTGCTTCACGTTGTATGGGTGCTGGAGTTACAAATACAGGTCAATTTGATTTATTAACTTTAGGAGTATATTCTTTATAATTATGGAACAATTTATCTTACAAAGCGAAAACATTATTTTAGACGACAATAAAATTGATGTGAAATTAAAACCGATTAATACGGAAATAGTTAATTATATTGGAACTTCAAAGATTTATAACAATTTAAGTGATGCAACTGCTGATTTGTCAAATTTTATTACAGAAATGACACCAATACTTTATGACAATATGGATTCATCAATAAAAGCAAACTACTATCTATAATGGAATCAATTAAAAAATTACCAAAAGGACAATTACAAGATGGAATTGTAGACGTATTACAAGTGACACCAGTTACTCTTGCTTCTGGTGGATGGACTTTAGTAAGTGGATTATATGAATACACTTATTCAAATGCTAATATATTAAGCACAAGTATAGTTGATGTAATTCCAGGTAATTCAACGATAGCAATTGTAAAGGCTGCGGATGTACTGCCAACAACTTCAAGTAGTGCAGGAAATGTAAAGTTTTATTCTACTAACCTACCTACTTCAAATATAATAGTAACAATAAATATATTTAACTAATGGCGATAGGGAGTTTTAGATTACCTGTAGGTGGTGCATCGGTTTCTTATGACTCTGATGCTGTTGCATTTTTTACAGCTACAGGAATAACAGACACAACACAAAAAAGTGCTGTTAATACTTTAGTTTTAGATTTAAAAAGCTATGGTATATGGACTAAGACAAAAGCCATTTATCCATTTGTTGGAGGTACTGCAACTACTCATAAATACAATTTAAAAGACCCGAGAGATTTAGATGCTGCTTTTAGACTAACATTTTTTGGAGGCTGGACACATTCAGCAACAGGAGCGCAACCAATCTCAAATGGTTATGCAGATACTTTTTTAAACACAGCTACTGTTATAAATAATGTTAATGACGGTCATTTAACATATTATTCGAGAACTAATAATTCTGGAATAAATCAGATAGAGATGGGAAATAGAGACGGTACTTCTTCTTTTGATATTGTTATTAAATTTGGTTCGGGTAATTTATCGGGTGCGTGTATTAATATGTCAGACACAAATGTATTTACTAATACTACAGATTCAACTGGATTTTATCATGCAAATCAAAACAATACGGCAAATGTCAGAAAAATGTTCAAAAACGGTTCTGTATTAGCTACTCAAACCGTAGCACAAAACTCACAACCAAGTTTAAACGTATTTGTTGGTGCAAGGAATATTAGCGGAACACCATCATTTTATAGTGGTCGAGAAACAGCATTTGCATCAATAGGTAACGGATTAACAGATACTGAATCAGCTAATTTTTATACAGCCGTACAATTATTTCAAACAACACTTTTAAGACAAGTATAATGATAGTAAGACAGTTAACAATCGAACAAAAAGATTTTTTAATAGGTAAAAAATGGGATTTAGAACAATATTTTAACCCTATCCAAGATGCTAACGATAATTGGATTATATCAAATGCTGAAGCAACTGGATGCAATACAATAGAATGGGTTAAAGATTTGCCATTAATTGAATATAAACCTATAATAAATGAACTTTTTTAAAATAATAAAAAAAATAAAATAATGGCAATAGGAAGTTTTATATTACCAATGGGTAGTGGAGGGTCAACACCTCCTTCAGGAAACACATGGACTAGACCTGCTGATTGGTTAACAATACCAACACCAGGGGCTCAAGAAGTAATAGGATTAATGGCTGTGTATGATGATGGTGGAAACTATGTAGCACTTAACTGTCAAGGAGCTTTTACCGTTGACTGGGGAGATGGTACAATAGTAAATTATCCGTCAAATACTACGGTATCATATCAACATACATTTGCTTCATTACCATCAGGAACATTGACTAGTAAAGGTTTTAGACAGGCTTTAGTAAGAATAACACCACAAGCTGGTCAAAACATAACATCATTAAGTTTTGGAAATCTTAATGCAACTTTAGGTAAATCTTATGCTCCTGGTTGGTTAGAATTTGACATTAGAACACCAAATGCACTACCTTTATTCGGAGCATCTGCCAACACAATAAGATATGCAAGATTAGAGAAAATAACACTTCGTCAAATGGGTACTCAAAATCCACAAAACTGGTGTACCAATTTATTTAATCTAAAATCAATTTATATTGAACCAACTGAAACAAGTCATTGCACTGCATTTAATAATATGTTTCAAAATTGCTACTCATTGGTAGAAGTAAATCTATTTGACACAAGTCTAGGAGGTAACTGTACGTCTATGTTTAATGCCTGTTTTTCTCTTGAAACACTTCCTGCTTTTAATTTTGCAAGTGCTACAGATTTAACTCAAGCATTTTCGAGTATGAGTTCTTTACAAACCGTTCCTGCGCTTACTTTAGCTGGTAATGTAAATCAAATATTTCTTAATAATTATAATTTAAAAAATGTGGCAGTAATGAATACAAGTGGAGTTACAAACTTTACAGGAATGTTTCAAAATTGCGGTTCACTTCAAATTATACCATTAATAAATACAAGTGCAGGAACTAACTTTACATCTATGTTTGCAAGTTGTAATTCATTAATGGAAGTACCGTTGTTAAACACTGCTAACGCTACTAATATGACAGGAATGTTTAATGGAGCTCAGAGTATTATATACCTACCAACATTTAATACTTCAAATGTAACAACTGTTAACCAAATGTTTAACAATTGTTGGAATTTAAGGGAACTTCCTGCATTTAGTTTGCCTGTTTGTACGGTATTTACAACTTGGTTAGGTGGCAATACAGCTTTGTCAAAAAGTCTTATTGTTAACCCTACAAGAGGTCATTCATATAGTGGTATGTCACTAAATCAAGCTAATATAGTTACTATATTTACAAATTTAGGCACGGCTTCAGGAGCGCAAACAATAACGGTTTCAGGTAATCCAGGTTACGCAGGTTTAACAGTTGGAGAAAGATTAATCGCAACCGCAAAAGGTTGGACAATAGCTTAATAATTATGACAGTAGAAATAGTACCCGAATATTATATTCACGTAACAGCCGATAACGGCAAACTTCTAACAAATGGAGAAGTTGAAACAAAGGAAATTTTCGCTCCTTTAAATAGCGATATAACAATTTGGATAGAAATTGAAGAACCCTTAGAAATATCACAATGAAGCAATTAATTTTACCAATAAAAAAAATAGAACCAATTACATTTGTAGGAATAGGAATAGGTTTTTTATCTCCAGCAATACCGTTATTAATGACTGTATGCTTATTTATAGTAGTAGACGCAATACTTGAAGTAGTGAAGTCATTTAAGCAGAAGAATTTCTGTCCTACTTTTGCAGCTAGATTAATAACAAAAGTAATTACATATAATGCAGTTTTAATAGCTTTCTTTTTTTTAGAAGATTTGATATTAAAAGATTTTATAGTAATGCTCACATCTGTTCCTTTGTTTCTTACAAAAATACTTTCTATAGGATTGATATGGCTTGAATTAAGAAGTATGGAAGAAAACTTCTACAGCATAACAGGAAAACGTATCGTCAGAGAGTTTGTCAAAATGATTAACTTTGGCAAAGAATTAAAAAAAGAAATACAAGATGAAAGTAAATAAAGAAGGAATTTATCTCATAGCTGGTTTTGAGGGATTATCCTTGAAGCCATATATGTGTCCTGCAAAGAAACCAACAATTGGTTATGGAAACACATATTATAGAGATGGTAGAAAAGTAACAATGCTTGATGAGCCAATTACAAATGAAGAAGCTGTTAAACTTCTAGAAGTAGTTGTAGATAGTTTCGCAAAACAAGTTTCTAAACTCGTTACAGCTCCATTAAATCAAAATCAATTCAATTCCGTAGTATCTTTTGCATTCAATGTTGGTGTTGGAAGCCTAAAGAATAGCACTTTATTAAAATTAATTAATAAAGACCATAATCAAATTGCAATTGCTAATGAGTTTTTAAAATGGGTTAATATAGCAGGAAAGAAGTCAAAAGGATTGGAGAATAGAAGAATAAGAGAATCTCAAATATATTTTAAAAAATGAATAGATACAATATAATATTGTTGTCATTAATCATAGCTTCTTGTTCTGGAACTAAAAAAGTGTCTGAAGTAAAAAAAGAAATCAAGAAAGATACTGTAAGTGAAATTGTTAGTGTTGTCAAAATAGATTCTACAAGTAAGACTAACAAAATAGAGATAGATAAAGATGAATACATAACATACGAACCTTCCGATAAGAAGTTTCCAATGTATATAGAAGGAGTTCCTTATGAGAATGTGATAATAAAAAAAGTAAAGAAAAATACATTTTCAGAAATAAAGAACGATGTCAAATTAATTAAAGACAAAGTTGATGTTGTAATTAAAAAAGGAAGTAAGAGTGTAGTTGAATCAGATAAGAAATTATATAAAAAGTATTCTACATTTAATTATATGTGGATATTATTAATAATATTAGTATTGTACGTTATGTA